CATATATAATTATATGTTTATATCATTTTTCAACATCATAATTATAATTTATTTACAATAAATAAACATATGAAAATAAAAAGGGTCGGAACCTATATTACAGGGTTTAAATATTATAAATATAGATCCGGCAAGCACGGCAAGCACGGCAAGCCTGACAAGCCTGACAAGCACGGCAAGCCTGACAAGCACGGCAAGCCTGACAAGCACGGCAAGCCTGACAAGGAAGAAAATGCGGATATAGGGAGCGAGATAACAGACGAGGATACTATAAACAAAATTAAAAAGTTCAAAATACCCCCTTCATATGATAATGTAGTAATATTAAATAATAAGAAAATATTAGCATACGGATATGATAGCAAGGGTAGAAAGCAGGTTATATATAATTCAAAGCATATTGAAAAGCAGAATGAACAAAAATACGAGAAAATACAGAGATTTGATAAGCATTTTATTAAGATTAAAAAGCAGGTCGCAAAAGATTTAAAATCTCCAGACGAAAAAAATAAAATTATAGCAATTATAATAACATTAATATTATCGTGTGGTTTTAGAATAGGTAATACAAAATACGAGAAGCAGAATAAATCTTATGGAATAACTACATTGAATTATTCGCATATCAAGCTGTTGAATGATTACACCGTATCTTTTGATTTTATAGGAAAAAAAGGCGTACGCAATCAGGCCATCTGTAAAAATAAATATATATACTCTTATCTCTCAGAAAAACTTGATATTTTAGAAACTCCTTCTACGGAAGCCGCAGAATGCAACAAATATTCAGAATATATATTTAAATATAATAATAGGCGCATAACAGCCGACGATGTTAATAATTATTTAATGTGCAAATTAAAGGTTAATATAACTACAAAAGATTTGCGGACTTGGAACGCTAATAATTTATTCAATAAATATTTACATAAATATAGAAATGAAAAGAATCCTGTTAAGAAGGCTTTAGAGCTTACCTCTTTTGAATTACACAATACATCTAATGTATGTAAAAAAAGCTATATAGACCCTAAGAGGTTATTGAAGGCGCTATGATAGATATCGGAGGCGCGGAGATATCGGAGGATGAGACAAAATAATAAAATAAAAATTGACTTTTTTATTATTATATAATAATAAGACAAATATTATAAAGCAATGGATATCGATATTATTAATACGAATATTGAGGATATGCTTGTAAATCGCGGAGATGATGTATCGCCTTTTAAAGAGATACTATTATCCCTCAGCAAAGAAGATTTTGAATCTGACAAGCTTGTTATTAATGTTCAAACATTAAATACGACTATATTGTACGCTCTCTCTAAAAATCTTAGAAAAAATATAATAAACGAGCTCAAAGAGAAATTAAAGGACGGTGATAATATTAAGGATTTTACCAATAAATACGGTGGTAAAAACAACATAATCCTTGTATTTAACAACGAATCTATTTCAACTGCGGTTAAATCTCAGCTTAACAAATACGACAAAATATTTCAAAAAAATGGCGGGCATCTCCAATATTTTAGCTCCCAACAATTGATGTTTAATCCTACAAAACACGAGTATGTTCCTAAACATACCAAGCTTACCGAAGAAGAGGTCAAGGAGTTTATGAAAGAATATTTGGCTCGCAGTAAAATGCATATGCATGTCATACTACAAAATGACCCAATCGCCAAATGGATTGGATTGAAACACGGGGATATCGTTAGAATAGATAGATACAATGAAAATAGCGGCGAATCATTTTCCTATAGATCTTGTATTTAAATAAAGTTATTTTTAAATAAATATATTATATCTATAAAATAATAGAGTATATAAAAATTATAATGACAGGAAGTATTATAACAAGTGACTTACAACAGTATAATAATTTACGATTACATTTAAAAGATTTATATGTTAAAATAAGAAATGGTAAAAGAGAAGTGCAAACTGGCGTTGAAGATTTTGATGATTATTATGATAAATTATTCCCAAATAGTTCTAAATTAAGTACTGTCTATACAGATGCAGATAGATTATCTTATAGTGCTAAAGGTACAACAACAATGGACACGAAAGCTATTAGTTTAAATAATTTATTACACAATACTTTGTATCCTATTTTTAATCAGACAAAAAATAATGGTCCTACTAGTTATACTACAATATCGAATAGTCATATAGCGGCATCTGGTACTGGTAAGAAAGATCATTTATGCTTCATTAAATTAAATACAGATGATACAAATATTGAACCAGACGAATATTCTATAACTAATATATTATATTCAAAATATGCAATTGAAATATTTATTAGAATAATTCGAGCACTTAATTACTGTTATAATAACCAGGAAAAAGATCTTATTAGTTTATTTAGTTCAAGTACGCCAATATTTATAGTTGCTAAAAAATTGAAAAGTACAGATAATGATGATCCAAGAGGCATTTTTATAAATAATGCGACAAATGATGCAGACAGTCCGCCAATTGGTATATATTTATATATTGGAAATATAGCAAATATGTTTAGCGCCGTTGATATAAAACTTTATGAATCAAATTCGGCAAATTATGCATCTGACGCAGAAAGGAATACATATCTTGCTGCTACCACTAATATATTCACTGGCTCTAATAAATTACATTATACAGTTTCAGGTAAATACTATTTCGGATTTTTACATTATTATAATTATCGCGATAATGAACTTGTTTATCAAGAACAAACAGGTAGTTCTACTACTTATAAAAAGAATAATATACCTGGAACTATGACAAAAATGACTATGAAAGAGGCAAAAATAAGTTCAGGAAATATAACTGGAGCAGCTATAACAAAACTAAAAATATTGAAAGGTAGCACAATAACAAAAGTTCCGAGTACTACGAATACATACACAGCTACAGGAAATATAAGTGGTATTATACAAGGCGGGTGTAGTCTTGCAACAGGCGCTACTATTGCTACAGAATCAATACAAAATGTGACAATGTCAGCAGATTCCGATTTTACTAGTATTGCTAGCACTGGTGAGACTGAAACTTTTCCTACAACAATAATTCGTCCAAAAACTATTCCTAGAACAAGTGGAACTACGATAATATCAGATTCTATTTCTTTAACATCCACTTATGTTACAAATTTGCAATTTACTACAGATGCTGAAATTATTTTCACTGGAAATACTTTTACATTACCAAATAATCAAGATGCTTATGATGTTACTGGACAAGCAATAGATATAAAAGAAGTTATTATAAGTGCTCCCAATGTTGCAATAATTGGCACATTTGATAAACTAAATTCGTCGACAACAGCTCAAACTTCTTATTATAAACAAAATATATATTATATATATAATTTTTTAAAAATGATAAATAATATTGATAATAATAGTTTTTCAACAACATTACAATATTTAGAAGTTAATTTATTATGTTTTAAATCTTTATTATTATCATCTATAAGAGCCGCAAATATATTTTATAATAATAGACATAAAATTAGCGCATTGGCAATATCTTATGAAGAAAATTTTTTAGATAATGCAGCTGCTACAGCGGGCAGTAGTGATATATGTGCTAAATTGGCGCTAAATGATTTTATTAAAAATGGATATACGGCAAAATTTGGGACTTGCGCTGATGCTACAGGAATAAAACTACCTGAAGATACTGCTGCGACAGGCAAAGTATATCAGTATATTTTATACAAAAAGAATACTACTACTTCAAGCCCGAGTGCAGATAATAATAGTTTTTTTAAAGAATATGATGTAAGGATACAAAAAGAGATTAATCGCATTAAAAATAGCAGCACACCAGCTTCAGCTGCTAATTTAGGAATTGATAACTTTCAACTATGTAATAGTTATAAAGTTTTATCTGCATTTAAAATATCAACAAAGAACGGCAATGATAATGATAGGTTAGTTGGTGGTACATTAGAAGGTTCTGGTTCACCAAGTGATTATAAAGCAATTATGGATATGTTTGAAAATAATAAAAAACACGAATTTAATAAGAATTATAGAATAAAAATTGTCGGAACAACATTTAAAGCTATAAAGTTTGATATTGTACCTGACGAAACTAACAAAAAACGCGTAGAAATTGAACTTGAACAAAGCAATGATATTCCTGCTAATTTATATAACACATTGAAAACATCAAGCGGCCCAACGCCAATTCCAGAAAAGGTATATATAGTTAAAATAACAAGCGGGGATATAGATAAGGATTATAATAATATAATCTCAAATACGGACACTGTTGAACAAAATATAAATATGCATAAAACTAAAATTAAAAATAATACGACACTATATGAGTTACATAAATCCCGAAATAATCTATTATACAACCAGGTACTATCTTATTTAATCATTGTTGGCGTTTTAATAGCTATATTAGTAATAATAAATATTGCGAATGTAGAAAAACCTCTAATTAAATCAATAACTCTCGGGTGTCTCGTGGTTATAATAATATTATTTATGAGCTATTATATAATGAATACACTATACATAGAAGAGGGTTTTACTAGTTCTGATGATAGTTTTATTGGATATGATTTGTGTCCCGCTGATAGTTGCAAACTAAGTGAATCCGCTTCAGTTCCAGGTAAAGAGAACGAAAATGATAATTCTTTTCTAATGAATAAGAAAAATTATGTCATTAACTTTTTGAATACTAATGCAAAAGAATTAATACTAATGATAATATTAAAGTCTCCTTCTATTGTTAATGATTCACTAAAAGGTAATAATGAAAAGCTTGTAACAATATCTAAAAATATATATAATGAAAAGTTATATTTGAACGATGTCCTCTATAGCAAAAAATCGGATTCTGAAATGAATGTTGATGTCCTCAAATACGAAAATAAAAATTACGATGTCTATATTGTATGCATTCTATTTTTAGCATTAATTATGGTAGGCTCTTACACAGTAAATATATACACAGACAATAAATACATGGATTTACTAATATTAATTATGGTAATACTATTTGTATGCTTATTTACATATTTTGTATTATACACAAATAGAATAGTTAGAACTGTATCCACCAATTATTATTGGGGCAATCAATATGAGGATGAGTATATATAAAAAATACTTATGAATAATCTATATATATTATAAAATCATAAAATCATAAAATTATGAAAAAAGATGACCCCAAACATAAAGAGAAATCTTGCGAATCTAAGTCGGATTCAGAATCTGAATCTGAATCGGATTCTGAATCCAAAACAGAAGATACCGAGGAAAGCGAATATAAAGAAGAGGTTGAAGAGGTCGAAGAGACCAGTGAAGATACTGAAGGAATAGACGATACGAGCGAAGATATTGATTGCGATAATGTATGCTTCAATAAGGATTGTCAGAATGAAATTATTAATGATAATCCCGATAATCAGGATAATCCCGATAACTATTTTAATAAATATCAGGAAGAGAATAATAATCAAATGATATATCTTATTTTAAATACGAATAATAGGAATGCTGGGAATGCTGGGAATAAAGGGAATTTAGGGAATGCTAAGAGGAATAATAATCCTTTGAATCTTAGTAAGCATCCTATTAATAAAAACACATATAGGTTTTATAATAAATATAGTAGTGTTGAGAAAAAATATTTTGATGTTTTATCTGATGTAGATAAAACGAAGCTTATAGATAACGAAGATATTATTGAAAAAACCACGGTTACTTATGATGTCCCTATGCGTTTTAAAATACTTACATCTGATATAAATATTAGAACAAAGAAGAGTATCATATGGAAGATTGAAAGTTTAAATAAGATGAATAGCAATTCGTCAGAATATTATAAGCTTAGCTCGTGGATATCTTCTTTAAATAATATTCCTTTTAATAAGTTTTATGAAATTCCTATTAAAATTGCTGACGGTAATGAGAAAATCTGTAATTTTTTAAATAATATTAGAGCGCGTATGGACGAGACCATCTTCGGTCATAAAGATGCAAAAGAGCAGATCGTAAGGGTCTTAGCCCAATTAATATCATTTCCCAAAGCCAATGGATATATCATAGGTATTCAAGGTAGCGCCGGCGTGGGGAAAACGAAGCTAATTAAAGAAGGTATTTGTAATGCTCTGAATTATCCGAATGCTTTTATATCTCTGAGTGGTACAGATGATTCCTCGTTTCTCAAGGGTCATTCATATACTTACGAAGGTTCAACTTATGGAAAAATCTGCGAATCTCTTATGAAAACTGGAATAATGAATCCGCTATTTTTATTTGACGAGTTGGACAAGGTATCTAATACATATAAGGGGCAGGAAATCATCAATACGCTGATACATATAACAGACCCCGTACAGAATGACAAGTTTAACGACAGATATTTTGAAGAGATTGATTTTGATATCTCGCGCTCTATGATTATCTTTACATACAATGATGATTCCTTAATAAATCCAATTTTGCGAGACAGGATGATTGTTATTAATGTCAGCGGATATGATAATGACGAGAAGATTGTATTGGCTTTGGGATATATAATACCCGAAATATTGAAACAATATAATTTGAACAAAGGCGATATTATATTTAGCAACGAGCTATTGAGGCATATTATTAATAATATTGAAAAAGAAGATGGCGTCCGTAATTTAAAAAGGGCTATTAACAATATCGTATCGTGGATTAATATGATGATATATGTCCCTACGGATCTTATAAAAATAAGCTTACCTTACACAGTCTCAGCTACATTTTACGATACATATTGTAAAAAATATAACTGCAACTCCTCCATATCTGTAAAGCATAATTCAATTTATTTATAAGGAAATGCCTCTGTCTTAGGCTATTAGTCTATAACACATTATTTTTTTACTCTTATTTAATAGTATCGGGTTATATAAGTTTTAGAATTATGAGCAATTCATTCATCTTTTTTGGTTGTTGGAATAATATAAACTGCGAGAAGGAAGCTATATATAGAGATGTCGTATTAAATTGTATCAAAGAGTTTGAACCTT